CTGACCCAGAGGATGTTTTAAAGACAACAGATTGACTGCCAGAAGTGGCATTATCAACTACATATAGTTTTTCTTTAGTAGGACAGATAACATTCCTAGAAGCAGACAATGTGCCTGTCAATTTAATTATCATCTGCCTTGCTTCATCACTAACCCCACTATTAGCTGTTAGAGTGTAATTAGCATCTGACATAGACACTGTAGCGTGTCCCGCTATTGCTTCTTCTATAAGCGTTCCTATATTTACATTTGTGGTTGTACCCCATGTACCCGACTGTTCGCCTGAGCCTATAAGTTCTAACCGTAATCTATCCGAATATGTACTTGCCATTTTTTATCCTATTAAGAAGGTATTTCCGTCCAAATTGTACTAGGTTCTGTTATTTCCGTCCAACTACCGGAAGGGCCGTTTGATATCGCTGACCACTGTCCATCTGGGCCTTCTGGAACAGTTGTGAAAAATCCTGCAATACCACCTTCACCTGCGGTGATAAGTAGTCCATCAACACTAACTCCAGCACCTCCCCCCGGTGTTACATTATTAGTGGCAGAAGTAACGACACCTGCAGTGGTAACTGTTATATTACCTGCCCCAGTAAGAGTAACGCTTGCTACCCCAGAAGTAATAGCCCCTGCAGTAGTTACAGTAATCCCTGCTCCACCAGCAACTGTAACGCTAGATAACCCGGATGTTATTGCACCTGCAGTGGTAACTGTTATATTTCCCGCCCCACTAGGAGTAACACTAGCAACAGCTGAAGTTATAGCCTGTCCTGTTAAGGTTATCGCCCCATTAACATTAAAGTTACCATCTGAAAAACCTGTAGCTGAATATTGGGGCGTACCAAACATTTATTTATCCAAACTGTTTAAATATATTATATAAACTAAAGCAATACTAAATCCTACTAAAGCTAATCCTGCTAAAACTATAAAAACAACATCAAAGAACCACTGTAACTTAAAGCAATCAATCTGCATCGGCTATTGTAAGAGTCCCTGCGGCAACTTGCCTCATAGCTTCAGCATAATGTCTATTATTTGGATCAATGGGAATCGAAACAACGTCCCCATTTACTGTAGCTCTAATCTCTACAGGAGCAGAATCATCTGGAAGTGCTTTTCGATACTGTGCGTTCTCAATTTTAATGTATGTATTCATAATTCTGCGTCCGCTTTTAAGTTAGCTCCTAGTCCATAAGATTGTTCGGCATATTCCAAAACTCTTACGCTTTGTTTGGTAGAGCCTGTCGCATGAGGGTCTACGTCTGCCACAGCCCCACCGCCTGATGTTCGTTCTGTCATTTTGCCAATTGTTCCCGACTCACTACTTAGTGTTATGGTTGGGTTTGCTCGCATCGTCACTGGGTAGTGAAAATTTGCTAACTCTGCCATATTCGCTGCCGAAAAGTAAGTATGCCATGTCGCAATGTCACAAACTCCGCTTCCTAAAGTTAAAGATGCTCCATATTCTTGTGACATATAAAGATACCTTTGGCATCTTGCAAGTGAAGTGCTGAAATCTTCAAATTGGAATTTAGGAATAGTTGCCGATGTATATGTGCCAGCTTCCAGCTGAACCCCGGTTACAAAAAAAGTTCTACTAGTTGAATCAAAAAATGAAGTATCACTTGAGTTAGCAATGTTTGCGTTTGTACTGCTTGCCCAAGCACTAGTATTTTGCGTCCCAGAATTAAAGACTGAACCAGCATGAAGCCACAATGACAACGTAAATCCTATAGCGTTGGAATTTACGATTGCTGTCGATGTGTCTGCCGGATAATTCAAAATAACTTTTGCCCAACTTGTGGTAACAGAAAACCGTTGGCTCACTTGTTTGTCACCGCTTTGGGTTGTTAAACTGCAAGTATAGGTTGCTGAAGCATTTCCTTTTACCCAAAATGCTACTGTCAAAGTTGTTGCATTTGCCGTTCCAAAATCAAGCGATTGGACATTTTGCCCTTCGATATGTTGTCTAAACTGTAAATATTCTGTCGATGCAATTGATGTATCAGCTGTCGTACACGCCAATTTTGTCGAAAATGAAAATCCATAACCTGCTGGAACATCTGTATCTTGAGTTTGAGTTAATCTTCCAGCCGTAGCATTAGGGGCAGTTTGCCATCTGTCAGCACCAGCATATTCATTCGCAGTGCCTCCAACACCTGTAGCCGAAGTGCTTCTCTGGCTATGCCTCATGTCACCGTTGATAATGTATGATTGAGCATTGGGACGTAAAACCGCATTTGCTCCTACATCCGACAACACCTCAGATGCGCTTCTGCCTTCAATAGATGTGCCGTCAATACGTAAAAAATCATCATCAGCTACGCCAGAAGTAAATTTAGCTACATTTGTGTTAGATATTCCCGTATCTAATACTGCTGCCGTTCCCAACCCTAAAGATGTCCGTGCAGTTGCTCCCGATTCTGCTACAAAATTACTGCCGTCACCAACAATAAAATTACCATCTGTGACTGCTAACCCCGCTACATCGGTTAACTGAGCATCAGACGCTTGGGCTCCTATGTCACTTAAAACTTCAGCTGCGCTTCGGCCCTCTATGTCTGTTCCATCTACCTTAAGAAAATCATTATCTGCTACACCGGACGTAAATTTAGCTACATTAGTGTTAGATATACCAGTATCCAGAACTGCCGCTGTACCTAAACCTAGAGAAGTCCTAGCAGTTGCCCCTGTTTCCGCTACAAAATTACTACCATCACCTACGATAAAATTACCATTAGTGACAGCTAATCCTGCTACATCTTGTAATTGAGCATCCAATCTAGCATTTGCTACAGTGCCTGATAGCTGACTTGCGTCAATAGTCTTGTTAGTAAGAGTTTGGGCATCACTAGTAGTAACCGCCTTTTCTGAAGGATACGTAACAAATACATCTTTAGTTCCTGCAGAAAAATCTACAGCACTATTAGAGTTACTTGATTTTAATACTGTAGTTCTAGCTAAAGTATTTGAACCAGAAGTTGATACTGTGCCTAACCCTACCTCAAATTCATTAGCATTTTGGTGGGCTATAGCGTAGTAAGTAGTATTAGTGTTTCCTATGGCAGAAGCAAAAGTTTGATACGATTGAGCTGCCCCACCTAGAGTTATAGTTCCAGTTCCTGTAGTAGTTGTAGTTTCCCTAACTCTGTCTGCTAATACAAACGCCATCTATCATCTCCTAGGCTAACCTTATTATAGCTGTAGATGCACCTGCAGCTGGAAAGGTAATTGTAAAGTCTCCTGCTGTAGCTGTAATATCACTGCCAAAGTTTAATATGACACATGCAGGATTAGTTAGTGAAGCAGATGTAGTATTAGGCGTGGAGTTGTATATCATCGCCCCACGAGCTGTAATTGTTACTGTTGAAAAAGTTAAGTTACTAAAATCACATACAGCCGTACTACTATCTAAAGCGGGGTCTATAGAAGTTAAACTAGCCCCTCCTGACGAATAGTTAGTACCTGAAACTTCGTTAGAAGTAGTAAATGCTGTAGTGCTTGCGCTTAAACTAGCACTTGATGTATATAAAGCTAATTTAAAAGTATCTCCCGAAGACGCATCAAAATCATGTGCCCCGACTAAAAGTTCTTTTTTGAAGCTGTTACATACTGCTTGTGTAATTGCCATTAAAGTCTCCTGATAATTTCTGCTGCATCTGTATGTCCAGCGTTATTTAACTTATTTACCAAAGTAGTTCTATCACTTTTAACTGCTTGTTTCAAATAGTGTAATATAACTTGTTTTAGCCTATTTTGATAGGCTATAGCTTGATCTTGTAGAGGTTTTGGTGCGTCTTTCCCCACATGTATTATATTAGAGATAGCCATTTCTGTAAGCTCTTCAGGGGTTAACCCCCTATTAGAAGTTGCATTTACCGTTACATTCCCAACACTACCATTAAGTATCTCGCCAAGCATTAAGTTACCTCGTATCTAACTTGCCCTGATCTATAGGCATCTCGTCTATCTTTACCATCTCCTAACATCTTTAACTGACGCATACCATCTACATATCGTTCTTTATATAAAGTCAAAAGGTCTGGATCGCCCTTCATAAAAGTATATGCCTCTAGTAAACAACCATACAATAAAACTTGATCGTAATTAGTTCCTAACCATGTGGTTGTTGCTGTAACAATAGATGTAGGCATATAGTAATAGTGTAATTCAAGAGAATATGCAGCATCAGGCACTGGAGCCATTAATATAGTATCGTCATCAAACAAGGAATAATATTCAGGTAATCCAGTAGTAGAAGTGCTGTTATACGCCTCTCGTATCCAGTTTACATCCTTATTTATTAAATAAGAATATGCCCCACTATTTATAACTGCCAAAGAATACGCAGCTAAAAAATCATCTGGTAACTGTAAATAAGTGTTTCCTGAAGCTGTAAGTCCCGTAGAGTTTTTACGAAGCACAGGTAACTGTACCTCATTATATATACGTCTTTCTGCTTGCTTAATAAAAGAATCTAAATTATTTACAAACGTAGTTTCAGCATTTTCTGTGTAATCCTGAATAGCTTGCTTAAGTTCTGTGTAATTCATCGCATATACCCGCTAAATAAAGACATTAACCCGCCACCACCAAAAGGTGAGTTGTTAAAACCACCGCCATAACCACCGCCATATCCCATCATAGGAGACATTCCATACCCACCATAACCTCCATATCCCCCATAACCCATCATTGGAGACATTCCATAAGAGCCTAATCCATACATATTTCTACCACTATACCCAAAAGGGGAATACTGAGGTGGCCTCATATAACTTTGAAATTGCTGCATCAAATAGTTATACGGATTAAATTGCTGCTGTTGCTGTATAGGTTGCGGTTGTTGTGGTGGTTGTGGTGGTTGTTGTGGTTGTTGTGGTGGTTGTTCTATAGGATCAACTATTACAGGTGGTGGAGGAACCACTGCATAATCATCCATAGGGTCTTTTATTACAGGTGGTGGTGGAGCCACCGTATCTAGTTCACTACCTATATCTTCTATTGGACTCATGATACTGTCACCGTTACTGTTCCTACATTTGAACTAACTTTCATTGAATTAGGATTAGGAAACCCATTTCCATCTCCTACAGGGTCAAAACTATAAACACCTCTACCGGATTTAGCTCCAGTAGGTCGTGG